AAGAAAGCCTGGGATCAATACCGCACCATATGGCATTTAATCAACGATAATGAGTGATATGTACAACTATTCCAATTTGAATTTTACCAGCAGTGTGTGTGCTTCTGTGTGCGTCTAAAGGGGTGATTAAATAGCGTTATGACCAAGTATGTGAGCATAATAGGCAACGGTGAGAGCAGGCGTGGGTTTGACATAAGTCCACTCAAAGCGTTCTCCACTGTGATAGGTTGCAACGCCATATTCAGAGATTTCGTCACTGAATACCTAGTGTGTGCTGATCGCCACATGTGCCAACAGGCCGCCAATGCGGTTGGTAAGGGCACCACCATATTCACCAGACAGGACTGGGCTGACCAGTTCGCGGCATGGCCCAATGTCCGCAAATTACCAGACCTACCTTACTCGGGAGACAAGCGACAAGACGATCCGTTCCACTGGGGCACCGGCCCGCATGCGGGTAGTTTAGCACTGACTTTTAAACCCAAGGCCATATTCATGCTGGGCTTTGATCTACACCCTTTGGAGAAAGACCGGATCAACAACATGTACACCGGTTCAGAAGGATACACCTACATCAAGCGACCAGTGGATCCCAGTTATTGGATATACCAGTTCCACAAACTGATGGGCTATTCCGACCCAGACACGAGATGGATCGTGGTGAACCATGAACATTGGCAGATGCCCAAGGAATGGAGCCAGCACAGCAACGTGTTCCAGGAAACCTATGATGGAATGGCCCGGTTCATCAACAAACAGTTGACAAAAAAGTAATTCAATATAAAATTGCTGTATGATAAAACCAATGATGGATCATCTCATGGTCCAACAACAACTAAAGTCTCCTCACAAAAAGTGGAAGCACATGGTTGGTGTAATGTGTCTCAATTTAACCTACAGGAAACATGTGAAGATTATTTTACCAAAACTTTTCGCAAGATATCCCGACCCAAAAGCATACCTTAGGGGTAGGCTGAAAACCCAACAGGAGATGTTGAGGCCACTGGGCATGTGGGAAGTAAGATCAAAAAGGATTAGAAAGATGACGGAACAATATTTGGAATGGGACGGCAAGGAGGCCAGCGACCTACACGGTATTGGCAAATATGGATCAGATAGTTACCAGATATTTTTTATGAACAGGATTCCACCAGGTGTTCAAGACAAGGAATTGAAGAAATACATTGACAATCTGATTAGATAGTTTATAATAAGATTATGTTTGATAAAATAAAAGATGGAGATCTAGTTACTCTTAAATTGGCTTCGGGAGAAGAAGTCATAGCAAAATTTGTTGGCAAGACTGACGCACGATACATTAGTATCGAGAAGGCGCTTGTGTTGATGCAAGGGCCTCAGGGACTGGCATTCGGTACATTTTTCTCCACTGCCCGACAGGACGAACCATTTAACATTTTCATTGATAAGTTGGTTTCTATATCACACATCAATGACAAGATCGCTGAAGAGTACAATAGAGTATTCTCTACGATCAAGACTCCTACCAAACCTAAGATTATTACGTGATGTCACACTTTCACAAACACAACAAAGGTATGAAGGCATTGGTAGACACGTCAGAGGCACTGCTTAATGCAATGGAGATCAATGGCATAGATCCAGAGACAGTTTCTAACCGACCTGAATTTTCCGTGTTGATACATTTTCTAAAAAGTATTATCGACGGCGAGTTAAATATACCAAATGATTTGACGGATCGTATCAGAGATGCGGCATTCCAGATGGATCTAGATCAGAAGGTTAACAAGAAGTTGAACTGATGATCAAGAGGACTCAAGACTTTCACCCCTCTATAAACACTCTGCAAGTCATCAAAACAAGGAGAAACGATGACTTACTACTCAACTAAAACATACGGACACAACATAGGACTATCTGCGGTGTTCAGACAACCTAATGCAGATCACTCGCACTGCCATTTACTGCATGGTTACAGCCTGGCATTCAAATTCACATTTGGTTGCAAGGAACTGGACAACAAAAACTGGGCGGTGGACTTTGGTGGACTTAAACCACTTAAGAAATGGTTGGAGAATCACTTTGATCATAAACTGGTGTTAGACGAAAATGATCCACACCTAGACAAGTTCAAGGAACTTGAGGATTTGGATCTCGCCGACATCAGGATATTCGATGGCGTGGGTGCTGAGAAGTTTGCGAAACATGCCTTTGATGCCGCCGATGACATAATCAGAGCGGCCACGAATAACAGGTGCTACGTTGTTGAATGTGAATGCATGGAACACGGAGCCAACAGTGCCATCTACAGAAAAGAATAAATTTATTCACGATATGGTGAGGATAGGTCTCATAGACAAGGCCTACTACTTCCAGATCTATGATACACCCTTAGGACACAGATGGCTTGAAGCACTCAAAGACAATTTGAGGCAAAAGAGAATACTCGAAAAAAATTTTTGTTTTTTAGGATTTGCAGATTCGAAAAGGGATTTACACCATCTTGTTAAAGAACTCAATGCAAGTATAAGACAAATAAATTCCTTCAACTTCAAACCTGCCTATAGACATATCCGTCAATTCACAACAGATGACTTCCAGTACAGTTCTAAACTGCCGATAGGGAAAGCAGTAGACGGTGATGAGATGGCAACCCCTGGTAAACGACTGAAGCACGAGGCCTGTAACCTACTGCACAGACACTTCGAAGAACTGCAAGGATCAGCATGGAGGTTGTCTGAATTCTACAAACAAGCAGACAGAGATACAAAATATGCAATTAGGCAACTCAATAACATATGCCATGAAATAGAAGGATGGGTCCATGCAGACCGAAAGAAAGCATTCGAACCAGAATGGATGAGGCCTTCGCAGATAACAACCTTTTTGAATGCTCCGAGGTATGATCTGCATGATGAAGATTTTGAACTTTTCAAGGCAAATAGGTATGACAGAGAACTGGGCGGTGTCTATCTACACTGGTCGCAGGTAGGTAAAACTTTATTTGAAGTATTCAGAGACGAAGACGCACCTAAAATGACAGAAGCACTCTGTTCAGAAGTCAACCATCAAAAATACTATTCAGGAGAATTTGATGTTGAGTGGGGACAGACTATCACAGAACAACAAGACTTTAAGAAAAAAGAGATGGACGAATATAGATCTTGGCTACAAGAAAATGGATATGATTGGGAAGATCCAAAACTATCATTAGGATACATAAAGATAGGACAGGTTGATATTCAAAGAACATTCGGAACGGATGCTTCCATACACGAAGTACACAAAGTAATGAGTGAAAACTTAAATATCACCAGCATCAGAACAATATATGGTCCTAGTGTGGAGCAGAATTATCCATACAGTTTGGACAGCGATGATTGGAAGGAGATACAAATGAAAGGATTGGAACAAGGTTATGAATCACGTAGTCTGCGTTAAGTGGGGCAACAAGTACGTATCGAAATATGCCAATGTGTTAAAAAACATGGTTGCTCGGCACACAACCGTTCCACATAAGTTCAGTTGCCTCACTGATGATCCTAGCGGTCTTGATCCCGACATCAACGTAGTCCTCCTTCCCAAAGACCCATGGATTAAATCTTGGTGGAGTAAGTTATGGATGTTCTCGCCCGAAATGCCATTGGAAGGCAATATTTTATTTTTTGATTTGGACGTGGTAATTTTTGATAACATAGATCAATTATTCACACACACAGGGAAATTTAATATCATAAGAGATTTCAACAGATGTAGGGTCAAAGATTGGCAGTTATCGAATTCCAGTTGTATGAGATGGAGATCGGGTACGATGAATTACTTGTGGAATGATTTCAAAGTAAATCCGGCCGCAGTGATGCAACAAAACCATGGTGACCAAGACTGGATCACAAAAAAGGCCAAAAGCGAAATCACTTGGTTTCCTGAGGAATGGATTAGATCCTACAAATGGGAGATGATAGGACTGAAAGATACCAAACTTTTAGACAAGAACGGGAAAAAATTTTTCAGGCAACCGGTCCAAGTTAAACCTGGCAACAAAGTTGCAGTGTTTCATGGTTCTCCCAATCCCATGGAATGCTCGGACCAATGGGTGGTGGATAATTGGAAATGACGAGAAGTTATGGCAAGGTCAGAGTTAAGAGTGCCCGTCCTGGTCTGGACGAAGTGCCCGATGACTGTGGATACATGAAAAAGTTCCGTTACAACATAGACATGCAGTCAAACGGCATAATGGGTGAATGCATCGCGTGGTGCCAGGTCAACTGTGAAGGCAGATGGGGATGGTGGTTTAAACCTGCAGGAGAAATCGAAAACCCTAGAAATCATTGGGAAAATCAGAATGCATACATGAGTTTCCAAAAAAAACGAGACGCAACTAGATTCTGGCTATCGGTGGGCATACAGAACATGGGAAATAATGATGGAGCCTACCTGGAATGACGATAATTAAAAATATGCCAACACAAAAATTATTTGAAATCACAGACAAAGCAAAAGAGCAGATGTCAAGGATGTTAAAAAAACACAACGACAAATATGCAATTACTTTGGTCGTGAATGGTGGAGGATGTGCAGGATTCAAGTACGAATGGAAGTTTGTAGAAAGTATCCAAGATGTTGGGAAAGAAGATTACCTAGAGGAATGGCAGGATGGCAGATTTGTGGTTGATGAAGTTTCCATGCTCTACGTTGCTGGAACCAAAATAGATTGGAAAGAAGAAGTATTTGGATCACAATTTGAAGTGTCAAATCCAAACTCGACCGCATCTTGCGGATGTGGAGAATCATTCGGGGTGTAATGGACACTGCTTTCGTTATAGGAAACGGTGAATCACGTAGCATATTTCCTATCGACAGTCTAAAGGGCCATGGAACCATTTACGGTTGCAACGCAATATATCGAGACCATCCTATGCTCTGTGATCACATAGTTTCGGTGAATCGTGAAATGTACAAGGAGTTATCTGATTGGCAAAACAAACAGGTAGAATCTCCGAGTATTCACGGAATGGAAGACATCAGTGGATGGGACTACATTATAAAAGGCGACAAGGAATACGATTTGCCACTGGGATTGAAAATTTATCGAATATGGAGGGGAGGTGACATTAAGAAAGGTGGACAGATCAAGACAATAGATTTTACGCAGTCTAGAGGATCGGGTTGTTCTGCTGTGCTTATGGCCGCGGAGAGTGGCATCAAGAACGTGGTGATCCTGGGATTCGACATCCTGGGCGCACAGCAGTGGGAGATGACGGAACCCAGCAGGATACAAAACAACATTTATAAAAATTCTCCTAATTATCCAGAAAGACACAGTATGAAGGCATATCTCAAGTATGAATGGATGTATCAACTCAGACAGACGTTCCGCAAGTTTTCAGAAACAAACTTCTACTTCATAAACAGAAGAGAATATCTGGAAGGTAATACGTTCTTGCGTTGGTATTTTGATCAACCTAATATAAAGTCGGGCATATACGCTGACCTACAACGTTGGATAACGGGCAGACGCGACGACATACAGTGGATGCGATTATAGACCGCAACGGTCACAGAAGTGCTTGTGACCCTTGTCCATGCGTTCGGGATCTACCCGTGATTTGGGCTTCTTGAAAGTTTCTCCACAGCGGTCACACTTGAAGATGTACATGATGTTGTTGCGACGAACGGTGTGGCAGACACCCAGTTTGCTCTCCCTCTTGAACAGTTTGAGGGTCTTTTGCGTCTCTATGAACATATTGATATTTAATAAATACGCATAACAGATTATGGCTAGATTAACGATAGACACAGGAACAGCAGGAAATCCAGCGACGGGCGACACTCTGCGTACCGCAATGACCAAGATCAATGCCAATTTCGCGGAGTTGGCCGGTGACCTACAGATGTCAGGCAACACTTTACTGAGTGCTGACACCAACGGAAACATCATACTAGATCCAAATGGCACGGGACAAGTACAAGTCAATGCTGACAGATTAGTGATCACGACCACCAAGACACCAACAGCAATAGGAGCCACGGGTGACGTAGCGGGATCAATCAGTTGGGACGCGACCAACCTGTACATCTGCACTGCCAACTATGACGGTTCAACTGCTATCTGGAAGAAACTAGTATTACAGGCGATATAAAATGGCGAAACAGACGATTGACCTAGGTACATTAGGCGGTGCCGACGGTACCGGTGACAGCATCAGGACCGCGGGAGCAAAGATCAACAACAACTTCACAGAGATATATGCTTTTCCTCTGGCCTCATCACAGATAGGTATAAACCAAAATGAAATAAGCACTTTGCAGAGTAACGCAGACATAGTGCTAAAGCCATCTGGAACAGGATCAATTGTTTTCCCAGCAATCACAATCGACGACAACACAATCAAGACCACCAGGAGTAATGATGATTTGAGAATAAGTGCAAATGGGTCGGGCTCAGTGGTGATCAAAGGTTTGAAATTTTCAGGCACCACTATAAAGTCCGATGATTCTACCACAGTAAACATTAATGAAACACTTAACGTCGACGGAAACATTATTGCCCCACAGACCCTAGATGTTACAGGTGCAACGACCATAGGGACGCTTGATGTCACGGGTGCTTCCACCTTGTCCTCATTGACAGTTTCAGGTAACAGCAGTTTCGTTGGCAACGTTTCTGTAGACAATCTACAATTCAATGACAACATAATCTCCACCAGTTCCAATGCTGACCTTGTACTTTCTCCGGGAGGAACAGGTGTTGTTAATGTCTCTGATTTAACCATCGACTCGTCTATCAACTTGACAGATAATGTTCTAAAAGTAATCAATTCAAATTCTGATTTCGTGTTGTCAGGTAGTGGCACAGGATCTGTGCAGATAACAAAATCCGGATTCTATGGCGGAACAATAGACAACACAGTGATAGGTGCCGATGGATTGGCTTCATACCAAACGGCAAATTTCACCACGATCACTGCAGATGAATTCAAAACGCTGGCTGTATTTTTCAGCACAAACAACATCACAACCTATCTAACCAACGTACCTCTTAATTTAAATTCACTCGGTACCGGAAGAGTGGTCATAAACGGATTGTCCTATCCTAGCAGTGACGGGTTTGGCGGACAGTTGATACAAACAAACGGCTCCGGTACTCTGAGTTTTGCTAATCCGCCTCCTTTTATCGTGAATAACACAGATATACAGGATGGTACGGTTACCCTATCTGGCAGTTCATCTGCGGCACAACAGATAGACTCATGGGCCACAGCAACCTATAGGAGTGTAAAGTATCACATACAGATATCTGATACCACGGCCGACAGATACAGCATCATGGATGCCAATGTGGTGCATGATGGCACAAACGCTTTCGTAAGCACTTTTGGAATAATTGGAAATGGATCTGGAGATGGATCCACTGTCTACGATGGTTTAAATCTGTCAGCGGACGTATCTGGTGGTAATGTTAGACTGCTAGGAACAGTAAATAACACAAACAATCAAGTAATCAAATTCGTGAGGAGGGTAATGAACATATAGTATGGCACAGTTGACTTTAAACATAGGATCTACAGCAAACGACGGTACCGGTGATACCTTACGGGCGGCCATGGAGAAAGTGAACACCATGTTCACTGAACTGTACGCAGGCCCTTTATCAACTGGCGCTTTCACATTGGTGGGCAACGAAATAGCCGCCACTCGTAGCAACGATGACATTGTTTTCAAGCCCGCAGGCACGGGCTCCATAGTGATGCCTGCCATAACCATCAACGACAACAATATTCAGGGCACGAGATCTAACGAGGACATACACCTGGTTGCCTCAGGTACAGGCCATGTGGTCCTAGGATCTATAGGAATTACAGGTACTACACTGAGTTCAGACGACAGCACCGCCATAAACATCAATGAAAACCTCAACGTAGACGGAACGATCGCGATAACCGGCACCGCCGACATCACTGGTGTGACCTCACTCGGATCCACTTTGGATGTGACTGGTGCAACCACATTGAACTCAACACTTGCGGTCACTGGTACTACTACTCTCGCAGGCACAGCCACTATAGACAATCTAACATTTAACGATAACACAATTTCATCTAGTTCGAACGCTGACATCAGGTTAGAGCCAGGAGGAACGGGCACAGTGGTCATAGACGAATTGACTATAGACAACCAAATAAACATCAAAGATAATGTAATCACCACCACCCAGACCAATAGTAATCTAGTGATATCTCCTTCTGGTACAGGTTTTGTACAAATTAACAAAGTCGATGTCGACAGTGGAACCATAGACAACACAATCATAGGTGGAACCACCCCGGCCGCTGGTGCATTCTCGACTGTTTTTGCTGAGGATACCGCAATCATTGACGAGATCACAATCACAGACAGCACGATCACTTCTAACATAACAAACGCAGATTTAAATCTTGGAGCGAACGGAGCCGGCACAGTTGTAATCAATGGGATCAGTTACCCAAAGGCGGACGGTGCTACAGGAAACTTCCTGCAGACAAATGGTGCAGGAACGTTGAGCTTCGCAAGTCTTACAGCACCATCAAGTCTTAATTATTCAGAGATCGGAGACGCAACGACTTCGGTGGCATCTTCTACCACAACCGTAATCAACACCTTTTCAAGCACTGCTTATCGTAGTGCCAAATATTATATTTCGATATCGGATGCCACCAACAGCAGGTTTGAAATAGTGGAAGCAAACGTGTGCCATGGACCGAGTGGCGACAGTACCACAGAAGCATTCATTACCGTGTTTGGATCCACAACGAACCACACACAATCGTTGGCAACCTTTTCTGTTGATGTAGTCAACGACACAGTTAGATTGCTGGCCACCAACATAAGCAATGACACAGCAGTTTTCAATTTCCAACGTGTGTTGATAGACGCTTAAAATTATGAAAAAACGATACGGGTACCGACATAACAAATCGCCTAAGTCTGAGATCAAAAGGCTTGATGATGCGATCAAGCGCGAGTCTGACAATGTAGAACGTGAGAGTCTTAGACAACACAAAGAACATTGGATACGCACCCTGCAAAGTAGCAACTAATTACCAATAAATACCATTAGTAAGGAGTATTTTAATGGCAACACCAGTGTGGACAACCACGGCAGGCAAACTAGCCACGTTCAATGAGGACAGTTCGTATTCACTACAGTTGGAAGCGAATGATCCAGTAGCACTGGGTGATTCAACGGCCATAACTTACTCAGTGATAGCAGGAAGCCTGCCCTCGGGTATGAGGGTCACCTCGACAGGCCTACTGACGGGTACTCCGGCCCAGGTTGCCAAGAGAACTCTTTACACTTTCGTCGTGCGAGCCACGGCCGGTTCCCAAATCACGGACAGGACTTTCTCAATTGACATAGAAGGACAGGATACACCGGTGTTCACGACATCATCGGGACAACTACAACTGGATGATTCCACACGGGTTGGACTGTATTGGGTTCTAGACGGTGAACACGTAAATTTCCAATTTGCCGCCACCGACATCGATACGAGGAGTGGCTCTTCATTGAAGTTCAAGGTTATAGACGGAATACTGCCTCCAGGTATAACTTTAAGCGAATCTGGATTGCTGAGTGGTACGTGCAAATTGACCGACGATTACTTCGAAGATTCCACTAGACAAATCGCAATGACTTTCCCGATAACTGTGAGAGTCGAGGACGGAACAAGTGTAACGACCCAACAAAATTCAATATTCGTTTATTCAGCCGCATACTGGAACGTCAATAATCCTAATATCACAATTGATATGACAGAGATCAATGGTTTCCCAATCACAATGGATCATACTTCGCAAAGAAGACCGGTGTTTCTTACAGACACCAATCTGGGAGAATTCAGGCATGATAATAATCATGTTATAAAAATTGACGTTGATGATGCAGACTCGACCGGTAATGATCTAGTCTACAGCAAGGTCAGTGGCACCTTTCCACCTGGAATTTCTGTAGATCCAAATTCAGGCGAACTTTTTGGATTCGTTCCAAGACAAAGTGAGGTGACAAAAAATTACACATTCACTCTTAGAGCAACGAGGACCATGGACACCGGACAACTTGTATACTCAGATAAGTTGTTCACTTTGACGATGTTGGGAGAAATAGATATTGGTGTAACTTTCACCACCCCAACTAACGTTGGCACAATCACGGCCAATATCCCAAGCACCTTATCCATCGAAGCAAAGGCAGATGAGCCTAACAGAGTGTTATCTTACTCAATCACCGCAGGATCATTGCCAACTGGAATTACCCTGTCTCCTTTAGGTAATCTAGTGGGAATTATAAGTCCGAGCGACTTCACTGATTCTACTCGGTCGTTCACTTTCACAGTCACAGTAAGTGATCAATATCAATCTTCTGCCGCAACTAAAGAATTTACGGTGGCAATCAATATTCCTTTCACAAGTATCGAGTATGGCAGTCTTACAGGACACGCTACGTCCTTTATTGACGAGAACATTTTTTATAACATAGCACAGAACCCTAACATCAATTCACCAGAAGAAATATACAGACCAGAAGATTCCAACTTTGGAGTCAAGTTAGTGCCAGAGATGCTTATCATGGCAGGGATTAAGGCACAAACTTTGACAAGTTTCCAAAATCAAATGGAACTCAACCATGCTCCTATAAATCTTTATTTTGGAGAAATAAAAACTGCGGTTGCAAAACAAAACGGTACTGTTTTGTATGAAGTAGTTTACATAGACATGATTGACCCGTTTGTTAATAATAACGGAATAGAGACTGGTGCAACAACGATAAGACCCAACGCAGTCGAGAACATGCGTGACAGGATCAAGGCTCTCGGTCATGATGAATGGACCTATCTGCCTTTATGGATGAAAACCGAGCAGGCAGGCGAAGTGGGCCCATTAGGATACGTTAGGGCGGTGCCCATATTATACTGCAAACCTGGCACTTCCGCTAAATTCAAGAAGAGAATAGAGGACCTTAAATTAAATTTCAAAAACATTGATTTTATAATAGACAGATATGTGGTCAGCAAGAGCAAGATTTCACCAAGCTCTTTTACCGGTGATGGTTCAACACTTACATTTCAACTCAATGAGATAGTTCATGAAGAAGATATTTTGGTAAAAGTAGGAAATTTAACACAAACACGCGACGACACCGGAGATGGACAAGACTATTACCTCGAACATGATGTTGCCAACCAAACAACCACTATTGTCTTTAACATCGCATCTGTGCCTGCAGACGGAGATGTTATCAGGGTCGAGAGATTGAACGATAAATATCTAAGATTTAGAGATATAGTATAATGGCAAGCAATATAGTACCAGGAAATATAGACGGCGATTATCCAATCGCAGGACAGGATAATAATTCTCAAGGAATGAGAGACAATTTCACCGCGACCAAGAATAACTTTACTCAGGCAAAGACCGAGATAGAAAATTTACAATCCAACAAAGCAAATCTTAACGCAACCAATGATTTCTCAGGTAATATAATATCTAATGCAGAATTCAAGGACAACAGCGAAACCGTTTTTGCACATGGAACTGATGGTGGGACAATTACACTCAATCACCAAAATGGACATTATCAGACCTTGACTACCAATGCTTCTGTAACACTTTCATTTTTGAATCTACCGTCCAATTTAAAATTAGGTAGAATCATCTTAGATATCAATGTGGTAAGCACAGCACACACAATAACCATACCTTCGTCTGTTTTGGTTTCAGGTAGTGTATCTGGCGGAGATGGTAGTTCGGATACTATCACTGTTCCCACTTCTGGTAGATACCTTTACGAATTCATGTCACCGGATGGTGGAACAACCATCCTTATGCACCAATTAGGTAACAACTACATCTAATAGGAGTAGTTTATGTATTTTCATCCTCTACAAGAAGAAATCGGAAACATGAGTGATGAAGATATATCTAACAGAATTAAAGAATTGTCACGTAAAGTAGCCATAGCAAGACGAGGAAGAAATCCTGAAATGTTACAAACTTTACAACTTGCTCTGAACACATATCGAGAGGCCATTAGACAACGGCGTATAGAGGAATGGCATAAGAACAATAAAAAACTCCGTAATGAACCAGATATTGGCGATTTGATCAACATAGATTAGTAAGTAGTCTTGATGCCAAATAGTTTCACTTGGAACACCAAATTCAAAAGTATTATTATAGTAGACGGAGAGCTGTTTCCTAATGAATACAAAGTAGAATTATCTTTGAGTCCGCACACAGCCGATCTCAAAGAACAGACCGCATATTTCGACAGGTTAAAGAATTTGTTTGAGCAAGTGTTTGCCAATACCATAACAACCTGGCGTGAGGAGAAACTGTATTCTGTCCTTAGGAAGAACAGTACCAATAGGTTCATAGAATTACCAAGGCCGCCTTATGACCAAATCATGGCCGCCGTGTGTTACTGCAAGGCCAACTCAATACTGGAAAGCAATATTACCATTAATCATATCTCATTGAGTTCGTGGCAAGGCGATGGTATTACCTATACGGTTGACAAAGACAGCAAAGAGCTTATACTTTTAGATAGACCGGATTGGTTTTCCACTGATTATAATAAATTCGATCCATGGTGGTTGAGACCTGACACGGCAACATACGATGAAGAACTGGACAACGGAATATACACTGGACATTTTAGTTGGAACACTAATGAGATTATCATTGACAAACAGCATCAACAACATGCTAAAATATTTGAGTTCAACCCAAAGGTGCTAGATGGTGGAAAAGACAAAGATAAATGACCACGGTGATGTGATATTCTCAGAAGAGGATGTTATTGACTTGCTATACACAGACCCAGACTTAGATATATCAAAATTATACTTTGACTCAATAGAGAAGTATTCGACTAGTTTGAAAAATCTAGGCATAGAATTGCCAGCGATACGCACAGCACCAAAACGAGAGAAAGTGGAAATATTTGATAAAGAGAACTGCGATAATTGGCACATGCCACAGAAATATTACCAAATTAATGTGCTACAGTGGTTGTTAGACAAGTGTCAAAACGATGAAGAAAAGATAAGAGTGCAGATGGAATATGATTTGTTTGAAAAAAAGAATTTCGTTCGTGTGCTACAGTTCTTGATCTATTTCATAGACACTTTAAGGACCAACAACATAGTATGGGGAGTGGGTAGAGGTTCAAGTGTGGCAAGTTTCTGCCTTTTCCTGATAGGAGTACACAAGATTAATCCCATG